CAGGGGGCGGCGCAACCCGCGATTGTTTATGCCAAACGGGCCCGGAACCGGCAACAACTCTTTTGCGGAACGGACGGGCTCAAACAGACGCGGGTAGATATAGACTGTTACGCCACCAGCTACCGGCAGTCGGTCTTGTTGGCCAATGCCGTTACTGCTGCCCTAGAGGATTTTAGTGGTACAATGGGGACCACGCGGGTTCCTAGAATTTTTTTGGAGTCCGAAATGGACCTGTCAGACCTAGAGCCAGGGCTATATCGGCAATCTCAGTCATGGGCCGTTTGGCACCGGGAACTATAATAGAGGGTTACGAAAATGGCGATAGGTGAAGGCACAGTCGGCGGGTTTAAAGTCTATATCGGGGACGGGCTTTCCCCCGAGGAGTTCGATGCATGGTGCGAGGTTTTCAATATCCCGGAGTTCGGTCAAACGAATGATCTGGTAGAAATCACCTCGTTTTGTAACGAGGGTTCCCGGCGGTACGCCCCGGGCCTGGCGGATGGCCTGGAGGTAGAATTCCAAGGCAACCACGTGCCGAATAGCACTGTGCAAGAGGCGCTGCGCGACCACGTAATTGCAAAAACGTCCTCGATCAATCTCCGGATTGATGACGAAAATATAAGCCCCGCCGAGCAGTACACCCTGAACGTAGTGCCCTTGTCCTGGCGCATCGGCCCCGTTGTGGACGACCGCAACACGTTCATTTTCGGCGTTAAAATCAACTCAATCACGGTGCCATAATGGATACTATCACTAACCTCGAGCAACTGCTGGCAGCGTCCGCCCCCCGCGTCACTGATGTCACGGTGGGTACCGCCACGGTGCGGGTCCGGGAGTTGTCGGTGGCGGGCCGGGATGAATTCTTGGACGCGGCCAAAGAGGGCAACGCCGCTGCGGCAGTGACAATCGTCCGGTTGTGTGTGGTGGACCTGTCCGGGCGGCCCCTGATGACCCAGGAGGACGCCGAGAAGCTGGCCGACCAGTCCGGGAAGTTCGTCCAGACCCTGGCCGAACGGATCCTAAAAATGTCCGGCCTGAGTGAGGATGACGCGGGAAACGGCGACGCCTCTCAAATGACCAGCGATTCCTCCACCGCCTAGCCCTGGCCCTCGGCTATACCGTAGCCGAGTTAAAGCAGCGGATGGGCTCGAGGGAGTTGCAGGATTGGGAGGCGTATTATGCGGTCGAGCCCTGGGGCCAGATGCGGGACAATATGCACTCGGGAATGATCGCCGCGCAATTGGCGAATCAGGGCCGCAAGCGAGGCAGCCGGGCGCAGACCTACGAGGACTTTTTGCTAATTCCTGCGCGAGATAAATTCGAGGATAACCGCAAACGGTTTTTCGGGTCGTTAAAATCACTGGCTAAACGGGGGGGGTAGAATGGCAGATCTGGCAAAACTAGTCGTTCGACTCGAGGCCGAAAGTCTCAAATTCCAAAAGGAGCTGGAACAGTCAAAACGCAAACTCTCCCGGTTTGAACAGGCCGCAAATAAGTCCACCAAAAATGTCGGGCGGGCGGTAAAAGCCGCCGGCGCGGCTATCGGCGTCGGGGCAATCGCAGCGGCGGCGGGGTTCGCGTTGATGATTCGCAGCCAGCGCAACGTAATAGATTCTCAGGCCAAACTCGCCCAGCAGCTCGATACCACCGTCGCCAGCGTGGCTAACCTGGAGCGGGCGGGGGAACTGGGCGGGGTAGCCCTGGGCAAGATAGACGCGGCCAGTCGGCGTTTGAATGTAAGCATCGGTAAAGCTATTGAGGGTACCGGACTCGAAGCCGAGGCGTTTGACCGTCTCGGGGTCAGTGCAAAAGCCCTGTTTGAACTCCCGCTCGATCAGCGCCTCGCTAAAATAAACGCGGCCCTTAACGATAACGTAACGGCGGCGGAACGCGCGTCGGTAGCCTCCGATATTTTCGGGACCCGGAACGCGGCAGCTATTCGGCAATTGCAGCCGGAGGTAATCGCGGAAGGCGCCCGCCAGGTGAAGTTGTTCGGCCTGGCCCTCACGGACATTGACGCTAAAAAAGTAGAGACCGCCAACGACGCGATGAGCACGTTTGCGTTACTGGCCAAAGGCGTCAAAACCCAAATCACAGTACAGCTCGCACCGGTCCTACAAAAGCTCGGCCAGCAGTTTTTGGACGCTGCCGAAAAGGCGGGGGGCCTGGGGAACCAGGTTAAAAACGCTATTAAGGATCTCGTCGGATTCGCCCAAGTCGTCCTGAATATCGGGGCGGTAATTAGCCGCACGTTTTCAACTATCGCGAATAGCATTGTAGTACTCGTGGCGGGGGCAATCGGGGACCTCAAAGGTCTAGCAGCGGAGGCGGCGCGGGTACTCACTCTCCTCCCCGACGCGCTCGGGGGCGCAGGGTTTCAGGAGGACGCGGACCGGCTCCAGGCGTCGGCCCGCCGCAGCGTAGACGTGGCCGCCCAGGCCGCCGACAAGATCCGGCAGAACTTGACCGAGCCCCTGGCCGGTAACGCGGTAGCGGATTGGTTCGATGACGCCCTGAATTCCGCTGATGCCTCCGCAGCCGCAGCGGTTAAAGCAACCGACGCCCTGCGCAAGACTGGCGACAGCGCGGGAGAGATCGACGCCAAAGCCGCCGCCGCAACCGAGTCCCTGGCGGGGATGGTGGACCAGCTAAATATGCAGTCGGCAACGGCGGATATGACGGCGGGCGCCACGCTACGGTACCGCCTCAGTGTGGGCGACCTGTCCAAGGAGATCGCCCGGGGCGGGGCCGCAGCCGAGCGGTACGGCGAGCAACTGGCGCAATTGAGCTTTGAGCTAGACGACAACGCAGAGGCTCAGGCAGCGGCGGCCAAGTCGGCGAGCGAGCAGGCGAGCGCGATGGCCCGGGGAGTCAGTTTGGCCACATCGCTGCAAACGCCCCTGGAGACATTGCGGGCCACCTACGCGGATCTTAACGATCTCCAGGCCCGAGGGGCCATCACTCAGGAGACGTACAACCGGGCGGTGGCTGCGGCCCAGGTCGCCTTTGATGAGGCCAGCGAGGGCGCAAATCAATTCGGTATCGATATGGAAGAGATCGGGCGAACCCTGGGGCAGAATCTCCAGAACAGTTTGGCGGATTTCCTCTTTGACCCATTCGCGGACGGCACTAAATCGATGGGCGAGCAGTTTAGTGACCTGCTTAAACGGATGGCCGCGGATGTGGCGAGTGCGGCTATCATGGAGGGCCTGTTCGGGGGAGGGGGGGTCGCCAGTGGCGGGGGGTTGCTGGGGAAGGCCGCGTCGCTAGCGGGCAGTTTCTTTACCGGTGCCAAAGCCAACGGCGGGCCGGTCCAATCCGGCGGCGCCTTCCTGGTCGGGGAGCGCGGGCCGGAGGTTTTCGTGCCGGGCAGTAGCGGGACGGTCGTTGATGCCCGGGATACCGCGCGGATGGGCGGGGGGTCGGTCACGGTCAACGTGTCCACGCCAGACGCTGATTCGTTCCGGGCCAGCCGCCGGCAGATCTCACGCGTGATTAAGCAGGGGGTGGCGGTATGACGGCCCGGTTTATTGATGTGGCGCTAGATGATTGCGTGCCAGGGTACCCCGCTTTTTCTAGCCCCCGCTGGTCCACCCGGATAGTCATGGTGGACAGTGGCGCGGAACAGGTGAACCAGCGGTGGGAACACCCCTTGCACGCATATACCTTGCCGGAGGCGGTGCGGGAGCACGAGGTGTTCGAGGCGATACACGACCATTGGCTGGTAATGCGCGGACCTGTCCATACCTTCCCGTTTCGGGATCCGCTGGACTTTGCCAGCGTAGCCCTGGCCGGGCCAAACACCGCACCTACGGTAAGCGGGCTGGATCAGGTCATCGGCACCGGGGACGGCACCACCCTAACGTACCAACTGACCAAAACATACACGCGCGGCCCGGAGAGTTACACCCGTAACGTCTACCACCCCGTAGTTAGCTCTGTGGTCGTTACCGTGGGGGGTGCGGATCCGCTTACGTTTAGCCCCCCGCTCACCTGGAGCGTGGACCGGCTGACCGGGGGTATCACGTTCGACGCCGCGCCGGATAATGGGGACGTTATACGGGCCGGGTATTTATATGACGTTGAGGTTCGGTTCGAATCGGACGAGGCTTTTGACGGGATCGTTCGGACATTCGGCCTCGGTGGGTTCGCCGATATTAATTTAATTGAGGTCCGCCCGTGCGGATAAGGTAGGAAAGTATGGCTCTTTTGTGGTGCGACGGGTTTGACCATTACGGTACCGATACCTCCAACTTGACTAAAGGGGCATACATCGAAGCGGTCGGGGCGGGCATACTGACGGCGGTGAACCCTCGTACGGGGGCTAGATCCCTGGATTTTGGCGGCTCGGTTTTTTTGCGCAGGGCTCTGGGGGGTCCCAAAACTACGGTAGGAATAGGTGGCGCCTTTAATATAAATTCACTGCCAGCGACTCAGAACTCTTCGCGTGTTTTCGATTTCCGCGATGCATCCAACGGCGTCCAGGTCACTTTGGTGCTCCAGCCAACGGGGGTCATTACGGTAAAGAGGGGGGATATAGCCTCCGGCACGGTGCTCGGGGAGTCCGCCTCACCCGTGATTACCCCCGGGGCATATAATCACGTTGAGGTGGTCGTGTTTTTCGACAATTCGGCGGGCAGCGTTGAACTGCGTGTTGATGGGGTTACCGTCGTTAGTGTCACGGGGGTAGACACGGTCAACACCGCGAATGCTGAGTGCAGTATGATCGGTATCGTGGGGGGGCCATTGGCATACCAGGGGTACCTGGATGACTTTTTTTGTTACGATGACACCGGCTCTTTTAATAACACCTTTCTCGGGGATCGCCGCGTCCATACCTTATTTCCAGATGCAGATACCGCGCAAGCAGATTGGACGGTCGTAGGGTCTGCGTCGGGGTTCGGCGCGATAAATGAGGATGACCCAGACGGAGACACGACCTATATTTCCGCCGGCGTTCCTGGGTCGCCTACGCCTACATCTGAATTTGGTATGGACGACCTACCCGCGGGTGTTTCGGCAGTGAGCGCGGTGGTGCTGGTAAATAATAGCATCAAAACCGAAGCCGGAGATGGAAGCGTACAAATGTCAGTTATCTCCGGCGCATCGGAAACAGCCGGCGCGGACAATCCCCTGACGCTCGTGTATACCTACCGGCAGGACGTGATCGAGGTAGACCCCGCCACCGCCGCGCCATTTACCGCGTCTGCGGTCGACGACCTGCTGATTAAAGCGGACCGGACCGCGTAACTGTGGCTAATTACTCCACGTATTTTGACGAGTACACGGTAGGCGTCCAACCCTCGGACTGGTCTGAACGGTGGAATTTAGTCAATAGTGACTGGACCGCCGAAGCCAGTGATGGTACCGGCGCGACCAAAGATGCCCGGTTGCAGAACACCGCCACCTCGGACGGGCGACGCCTACTATCGTGGGATGCCGTAGACGCGGATTCCAACCGCGATGACGTGGAGGTATTGGCCCGGGTCAGATCCACCAGCAAATTAAACAATCAGGACTGGCTGGCACTGAGGGCGGCGGGCGCGGCGGGATCCGAACTCGAAACCGGGTATATCGCGCAGCTTGGATCAGGAGCACGCCTAGAGATAGGCCGGTATGTTAGCGGGTCATTTTCGTCACTGGGGACGTTCCTGTTTACTTGGGCCCCCAATACGTGGTACTGGGTTAGATTCCGGGCTAACGGTACGAGTCTGAAGGCCAAAGTTTGGGAGGGGGACCATTCCCCGGAACCCGCAGGGTGGGATATTGAGGTAACAGACGCCTCTATATCCGCTGCGGGGTGGGTAGGCGTCGGTAATTTCGAAAGTACGGGCATCCGCAGCTACGACGCCATAGCGGTCGGGACCAACGGCGCTACTGCGGCGTTCCCGGGAACGCCTGAGTCGCGGATGACCCAGGCCGCCCTGTTGGTCCTGGCGGAATCAACTGCGGACGTACGGATGACCCAGGCCGCCCTGTTGGTCCTGGCGCAAGACGCACCAGCGGGCCCCGACGTACGGATGACCCAGGCCGCCCTGTTGGTCCTGGCGCAAGACGCACCAGCGGACCCCGACGTACGGATGACCCAGGCCGCCCTGTTGGTCCTGGCGGAATCAACTGCGGACGTACGGATGACCCAGGCCGCCCTGTTGGTCCTCGCCGATCAGGTGCCGTGCCTCACTCGCTGGGCGCAGACCTGGACGATAACCCGCACGGACGGCACGGTTCAGGGGTTTACCTCGCTGGACCGGGATCTGACGTTCCGGGGGGTCGTACACCTGTCTTGCGCAGGCATGTCGGCCACTGCGGTAGAGGTATCAGGTATCGTCGGGGGGCAGGGTAGCCAGGAGCTGCGGGGCATCTTGTCCGCTGCGGGGGTGTCCGAAACGGACCTTTATCACGGGCTCTACGATGGCGCGGTACTCGAGTCGTGGCTCGTGCCGTGGGACAACGCCGGGGGGGAGACCCCAGTCCCCTTGATCCGGGGGGTACTGGGGCAGGACCGGCACGACGTGAACGAGCTGAGTATCGAGTTACTGACCGACTCTGCCAAACTGCAACAATCGGCCCTGCTGGAAATCTTTACGCCCACTTGCCGGTACGGGTTCGGGACGCAGAATGACGCCCGTTGCCCTGTGGACTTGACCGCCCTGACCTTGAGCGGAACGGTGACCGGTACGGCGGTACCGGTGAGCCCCAACAATGCGGCCCGCCGGATTTTCACCGATTCGGCCCGGGGCGAGGCAGACCGTCATTTTGATCTGGGGCAAATCACGTGGACCTCCGGGGCCAACGCGGGCGCCCGCAGCGAGGTTAAATCGTTCACGGCGGGGCAGTTCGTTCTGTGGGACGCTACGCTAAATCCGATTGCGCTCAGTGACGGGTATGACGCCACGCCAGGATGCAACAAATCGACCGCGGACCACCTGCGGTTTAATGCGGATCTGGTCGATTTTGGGGGGTTCCCGCACGTTCCGGGGATTGACAGTATCAGTGACACGCCAGATTCCAAGGGGTAACCATGCGGGACATAGTGGCCGAGGCGCGGCAATGGGTAGGCACCCCGTACGTTCACCAGGCCGCGACGTACGGGGTCGGGTGCGATTGCGTGGGTCTGATCCGGGGCGTGGGTTTCGCCACGGGTGCGCTACCGCGCCGGGATCAGGAGTGGAAAAGGTTTAACGCATATGGGCGCCTGCCGAATCCCGCGCGGATGGCCGAGGGGATGAGGGAATTTCTTCTACCCGTCGGAGGCCCGCCCGAGCCCGGGGACATCCTGTGGCTGGCGTGGCGGTCGATGGCGCAACCGATGCACCTGGCTATCTACGCGGGAGGGACGATCATCCACAGCTATAGCGATGCGGGACGTGTGGTCGAGCACGCTTTTACCCCGGAGTGGCAGCGCCGGGTGCATAGCGTCTGGAGGTACCCTCAGTGAGCGGGTCGTCTCTAGGCCAAATAGCCGGCGCGGTTGTCGGCGGTGCGGTCGGATTTGCCACAGGGGGCCCGGCGGGCGCGGTAAGGGGCGCCAGCATCGGCTACACCCTGGGGGGCATTGTGGACCCGCCACCCGGCCCAGACCTTACGGGGCCCCGGCTCGACGACCTCCGGGTCATGGTATCGACATATGGCGGCGCGATCCCCCTCGCGTACGGGCCACAGAACCGGGTGGCCGGTAATGTCATCTGGAGTACCGGCCTGATCGAGACCAAGAAGGAGGAAGAGGGCGGGAAGGGTGGCGGTGGATCCAGCAGCACCACTTACAGCTACCGCGCATCCGTAGCGCTGGCGGTATCTGGCCGTCCGAGCCAAGGCATAAACCGGATCTGGGCGAACGGCAAGGTGATTTTCGAGATACCCGTAACCTCCCCGCCGAGCGCGATTCCCGCCATCAGCCAAACCAATGGCATGTTTTTCAGCATCGTGGAGGACCCCGCCAGCCCCTCCACCGGCCCAGGTACCGACATCAACGGGACGTTTTTCGAGTTCGAAACTCACGCGGTATTTTCCGAGTTGCACGTCTACCCCGGCAGTACCGTGCAGGTGGCGGACACCCTGATCGAGGGTATTGAGGGGGCAGGCAACGCCCCAGCCTATCGGGGCATCTCCTATATCGTTCTCAAGGATCTGCAACTGGCAGATTTTGGCAGCCGGTTGCCAAACATCGAGGTCGAGCTGATCGCGGATACCGAAATCCGGCTGGACCAGGTCCTCCAGGATATCAGCACCCGGTCGGGCGTCGAAAATGCCTCGGTGGCGGGCTTATCCGATACCATCGACGGGTACGTTATCAGCCGGGGCAGCGGCCTAGGGGCGAGCGCCCCGCTCGCAACTGCGTTTTTCCTGGATATCACAGAGCAGCGTGGGCAGATCCGGTTCATCAAGCGCGGGAAGGGCCTGAAGGGAAGCATCACCCTAGCAGGTACGGGCGCCCGCCAGGCTAACACCGCGCCTATCACACCAATCGACTACACCAAAATGCCCCCGGTGGACCTGCCCCGGCAGGTTAACGTCGACTACTCGGACGCGTCCCTGGATTTCCAAACCAGCACGCAACGGGCGTTTCGGGATCAGGGCGCGGCGGAAAACATCACCACGATAGCGCTCCCCCTCGTGCTGACCGCCGATGCCGCCCGCCGGATCGCCGATAACCAATTGTGGCTACCCTGGACGGCCCGACGCGGGGCCAACGTCAATTTGCCTGATACTTGGATCCGGGCCAACCCCGGCGATCTGTTCGGCCTACCCGTAGCTGGCCAGGTGCTGCCCTACAAACTGATACGGATGACGCGGGGGGATAATGGGGTATTGTCCGGGGAGTTCCGGCAGGAAGATTTGATCGCGCTCGCGTCGGATGCGGTGGGGACTACCGGGCGGGCGGTGGCCAATTCCGTGGACTTGCCGGGGGTCACCCGCCTGATCTTGGTTGACGCGCCGATTGCCCGGGATGCCGACGACGACACTGGATTTTACTGGACCGTATCCGCCGAGTCTTCCGGGTGGCGCGGGGCTAACGTACTGCGGTCGGCGGATTCCGGCGTTACGTTCTCACAGATGGGCAGCATAGGGGTTCGGGCGGTTATAGGGGACGTATCCGCCGCCCTTCCCGCCGGCCCGTCTGATTTGTGGGATCGTACCCATACCATCACGGTGGTGCTGACCTTTGCAAGTAATACCCTGGAAAGCGTCACGGAAGACGCGGTACTGCGCGGCGCCAACCGGGCCTGGCTGGGCAACGCGAACGGGCAGGGGGGGGAGTGGATCCAGTTTGCTACCGCGACCCTGGCCGCGCCGGGGACATACGAGCTATCGGACTTGCTGCGGGGGCGGCTCGGCACCGAGGCCAACATCGGAACGCACGGGGCCGGCGAGGTGTTCGTGTTGGCCACATCAACTGAGGTTCGCCGGGACGCGTTCGGGCCGGCGGATTGGAACGTATCACGGCTATTCAAACCGGTATCGATACTGACCGATGCGGCGCTGGCCACGGCTCAGGCATTTACCAACACTGGCGTCGGCAAAGCCCCATACAGCCCGGTATTGATCACCGGTGACCGGGACGCGTCGGACAACTTGACCGTCGAGTGGGTACGCAGGACGCGGTTGCAGGTGCCCGGGCTGGGCGCGGGGCCGGTGCCCCTGGGCGAGGCCACCGAGGCGTATGAGATAGATATTCTCGACGGGGCCGCCGTGGTCCGCACCCTGACCGCGACCACCCCAACTGTGGCCTATACAGCGGCGCAGCAGACATCGGATGGGCTGACCCCCGGCGACCCCGTACAATTGAGGGTATACCAGATCAGCGACGTTCGCGGGCGGGGCTTCCCCGGCGAGGCAACCGTTTAGGAGATTAGCAGCATGTCAACCACACCCGACCTCGGAATCCCCTTTATCTCTGGCCAGCAGGCGCAGCCGGAGGTTACCCACAATGAAGCGCTTAGCATGGTGCAGGCCGTGCTAAACGGCGTTATCAGTGTCGGGCTAAACACCCCGCCGGGCAGCCCCACGGAGGGGGATGGTTACGTTATCGGAACGTCTCCGACCGGGGCGTGGGCAGGCCGGGCAAACGCCATAGCCATATTTATTCAGACAGAGTGGCGGTTCCTGCCGGATCGGGATAACGCGGGGTCGATTATTGCGATGGGGGCCCGGCAAGAGGGGTTGCGCGTTTACTCCCGGGCGGATGCGGCGAGTTATTTGTGGTCGGATGACGGGATCAGCCCTGCGGTATTTGGCTGGCGGGAGATCACTACCCAGGCGGTCCCAGCGCAGGATTACGGGAACTTGGCGATATCTAACAACGACACCGCGATAGCCGTTACCGCTGCGGTAGACCCTACCCTGAAAACCAATACCGATTATTCCCAGATAACCGGTATCTGGGACGCGATACCCCACGGGGAAAACAACGGGGTGACGCAACAAACAAACAGTTTTACCGT